AGACCCTAGCGCTCTTCTACTGGAAGAAGGCTGGGAATCCATAATGACAACTATCTTCAACGCACAACCTTATGTGCCTGGAGGTATTATGACTCGCGATGGGCTTTGGGATGCCCTTGTCGAGTACAACAGCATTGAGTCTATTCCATTCCCTGTCTGTTTGCAAGGCGCTCAGACTAAAACGAAAGGCAAACGTTATGGCGAAATCTCGCTTTTCATCTCAGGAACTGGAAGCGGAAAATCAACGCTTCTTCGAGAGGATGCGCTCAATACACTTGAAACAACCAACGACAAGATCGGTTGGCTCGCGTTTGAGGAGGGCCCGGCTGAATCTGCACGCAAGTTCGCTGGTATGGCCCTCAAGCGAAATCCCGCTGATGAGCTTATCCCTCTTGAAGAACTGAAGCCAGGCTTCGATCAAGTCTTTGGTGATGATCGAGTTATGGTGCTTGATCATCAAGGCTCAATGTCCGATGAAAGTGTGATTGACAAGCTTGAGTATATGTGTCTTGCAGGTTGTAAGCATATCTACATCGATCACATTACAATTCTTGTGTCCGAAGGTGTCGAAGGACTCCACGGTAATGAAGCACAAGATAAGATTATGAATGACCTGCTTAAGCTCGTAAAGCGCTACCCTGTATGGATTGGTCTTGTTTCACATCTACGTAAAACGACAAACGAGAAGGGCAATAAGTCTTTTGAACAAGGCAAGTTGCCCACTATGGATGACATCAAGGGCTCCGGCTCAATCAAACAGATTTCGATGGACATCATCGCGTTTGCCCGTGATATGGAAAATGAAGACGAAGACATCCGCAATACCATTAAAATGTCCGTGTTGAAATGTCGCTTTACTGGTCTCACCGGACCAGTTTCTGGTGCTAAGTATGATTACCCGACTGGTCGGCTTAATCCTATTGACGAACTCGAACAACACGCTGAATTCACCACAGAGGAAGCAGAATGAAAAGTAATCAAATTACGCCGTGGTCCACCGTTGGTTATCTCACCTATAAGCGGACTTACTCGCGTAAGATTGATGAGCATCGCACAGAAGAATGGCCCGATACAATTAATCGGGTTGTCAATGCCTGTCGTGATCAGTTGCACGTTGGTTTCAACGATGATGAAGAATTCCGTCTGCGCAACTACATGATGGAACTGAAGATGTCTGTTGCAGGTCGTTTCCTGTGGCAACTCGGCACCGGTACGGTTGATCGTATTGGTCTCGCAAGTCTTCAGAACTGCGCCTTCACGGTTGTCGATCATCCGATCACTCCGTTCTGTTGGTGCATGGATATGCTTGCCTTGGGCTCCGGTGTGGGCTTCAACATTCAACGCAAGCACATTCAAAAGTTGCCGCCTGTCCGTCAGTGGTTCAAGCCACCAGAACGAGTAGACGACAACGGTGCAGACTTTGTTGTGCCTGATTCCCGCGAGGGCTGGGTCAAGCTGCTCGGCAAGACACTCAAGGCTGCATTTCTGTCCGATCGCCCTGAAAAGGGTACGTTCACCTACTCCACCAGCGTTATCCGTTCTGCGGGTGAGCCCATCAAGGGCTTCGGTGGTGTCGCAAGTGGACCGAAGGATCTTGTTTGGGGTATCAACCAGATTGCATTGATCCTTCAAAAGCGTGCCGGTAAGCACATTCAGCCGATTGATGCGCTCGACATTATGAACATCATCGCTCACATCATTGTGGCCGGTAACGTTCGTCGTTCTGCTCAGCTGGCTATTGGTGACCCGGATGACGTTGAGTACCTGCTCGCAAAGCGCTGGGATATGGGCAACATCCCTGCTTGGCGTGGAATGAGCAACAACAGTGTCGCCTGTGACGACATCAGCGATCTGCATCCATTCTTCTGGGATGGCTATGAAGGTCGGGGTGAACCCTATGGCTTGATCAACCTGAAGCTATCGCGTCAGATTGGTCGTTTGGGTGACTTTGACTATCCCGATCCGGATGTTGAAGGCTACAACCCTTGCGCAGAGCAATCTCTGGCACCGTATGAGACGTGCTGTCTCGCCGAAGTGTTCCTTCCGAACATCACTTCGCAGGAAGAGTTCTTGGACATCCTCGAACTGCAGTACAAGATCTGCAAGCACTCGTTGCTTCTTCCGTCACATCAGCCCCTTACCGAAGGTATTGTGCATAAGAACATGCGCATGGGCATTGGTCTGTCCGGCATCTTGCAGGCGTCCGATGAACAGCGTTCGTGGATGGATACAGGTTATCTGTTCCTTCGCGACCTCGACAAGCGCTATTCCAAGCACAAGAAAATCCCTGAGTCTGTGAAGCTGACAACCGTGAAGCCTTCGGGCACACTGTCGCTTCTGCCTGGTGTCACGCCCGGTATCCATCCTGCTTATTCAACTTATCACTTCCGTCGTATCAGCATTGCCGCTGACCACAAGCTCGTCGAGGTCTGCCGTGAGGCTGGCTATCCAATTGAGTATCGTCGTCAGATTGATGGCAGTGAGGACTACGGCACGGTCGTGGTTAAGTTCCCGTTCAAGTTCCCAGAAGGCACACCCGTTGCCGCTGACTTCACAGCACTGGAACAACTTGCTTGGGTCCGTCGTCTACAGACCGAATGGTCGGACAACAGCGTATCGTGCACCGTGTACTATCGGAAGGAAGAGCTGCCTGAAATCAGGCGCTATCTGGAAGAGAACTACCGTCACAGTCACAAGTCGTTGTCATTCCTGCTGCACAGCGACCATGGGTTCCTTCAGGCACCTTTGGAAGAATGCACCAAGGAAGAGTACGAAGAGCTTCTTGCTCGCGTCAAGTTGATCACTTCAATCAATGAGGCAGAGTTCGAGAGCTTCGACGAATGTGCGACTGGAGCATGTCCGGTACGTTAATTTAAATAGGGGCACCCACAGATGGTGCCCCTTTAAAGTCAACAAGGAGAAATGAAATGATTACCATTTTCGCCAAGCGTATCGCCGAGCAGCGTCAGACCATCGCCACACTGTCGGATAATCTGGAAAAGATCGCCGACAACACCTTTGGCACACAGCCGAAGTCCGGTGAAAACAAAGCCATGGCTGAACCGAACAGTCACATGGAGTTGCTCAGCATCACAATCGACCAGCTGCAAAGCGAAATCGAACGTCTCACTGCCATCGCCAGTCGATTCATGGTGCTCGACAATGGCTAGAGCGACACATATCGATTATCTTCACAAACGTCATCTTCGAGTGGTTGAGGGTAACGGGCAGGTATTGTGCTATGCTCCGTCGGTCAGCAATTACTCGGAATTGACTAAAAAGAAATTGCCGGTTTGGAGAGGCAAGGAATGATCACTGAGTTCCAACTGCTGATGGTTATCATCATGCTGTTCTGCTTCACCATCGCTTGTGCCATGTCGGCTTATTACTACGGTAAAGCCGCTGGTATGAAAGAGCGACGACTGCAGTATGAGAAGCTATCGAACATGCCGTATCCGTACTCCGGTGAGGGCGACTGGTACTTCTCGCATTTCACTGGTTTAACCTTCATCCGAAAGAACGGTGCATGGACAAATATAACATCTTCACGGCAATCGAAACCAACACAGGAGGTACTGTCTGGCACCAAGTCGGAGTAGCCTTTCAGAATAAAGGAAAGGGAATGACGCTTGCTTTCAATTCTCTGCCGCTCCCCAACAAAGAAGGAAAGGTTATTTGCCAAGTCTTTAAGGATGAGCCGCGTCAGGCTCAGGGCACCCTTGATATGGAGAAACACCATGACATCACAGACAAAGACATCCCCTTCTGAACACTATATACGAGGCTGGAATTGTGCAGTCAAAGGAGTCAACCTTAGCCGGTTTATCAGCTCTGATGCACGGCGAGGTTACCAAGACGCGTGTCGATCTCATCCGGATGACTTCGTCCCATTCAGAGGAAGGAACCAAGAGCTTGTCGAAGAAGCCTATTACGGAGATTATTGCCCGACACTTGGCGATCTCACACGGCATTGATCCTGACGGTGGTCCGAGGGCTGGTGTAAGCTGGATCAACTACGAGCGTCAAGCCAAGCTTATTGTGGCTGACATTTTGTGCAACACTGAGTTTGAAGTAGTCAAGCACCATTTCATGGAGCAAGATGAAACACTCACCAGAGGAAATGGAAAGGAGACGTTGAATTGGCTGACGAAACAGAAGACTCACAAGCCATACGACTTGAACGTCATAGTCCATATGGAACCTCACGAGTTTACCAAGCTTGCGACGGATGTGGAACTGCCGTTCGAGTGAACGCTACTGAGTGTTTCTGCTCAGGCGAATGTCACGACAGATACTATGGGATTGTGCATCATGCGTAGAGAAGAGCTTGTTCATCTTGAAATGGATCTTGAAGTCTTCAGTAAGAAGAAAGATCACATGCACACTGTCCGTGGCCACAATGTAAATGAGGCTCGGATAATTCTTGAGAACGCCACAGGCATCTGTCTTGGACGCTCAGATTGGTCCGGCAAAGGAACGCTCATAATCACTTGGGAACAGTACGGCAAGCTGATCCATTTCAGCAAGGCACACAATGTGCTCAAGGAAGCCGTTGAGAAGGCCGGGATTACAATCACCACGCACACCGAAAAGTGCATCTTTCATGGAAAGGGAATTCATCATGGAGGCTCCTGAACTCAAAAAGATTCTGATGGAGAAGGGCGTAAGCTCCTCGGACGCTCAAATTGTGATTGATCTGAGCACTCATATCGCCACCGACGTCGGCAAGAAGATTTATGAAATGACAGCAACAGCGCCGCTGCATCTTCAATCTTCTGTGCTATCGTTGTCTGTTGTACTCATCAACGGCGTCACCAACAAGCTTATCAAGAATGAAACACCCCTTTAAGCGCGGCGATCGAGTAAGGTGTATAAAGGCACCTGAAATCTCAATACCAATCAAAGAAGGACAAGAATACACGGTATTGAAAACCTTTCGAGGTAATCAAAATCCAGACGACGATGACATAGAAGAAATGGCAAATACCCCCGGTATTTGTGTACAAGAAGTTCCTGGCTGGTTTACAGCTGACAGATTTAAGGTAATCGAAAATGAACACTGAAAACGACAAAGGCCAGTTGGTCACGGACTACGGCCAGATCCTTCGTGAGAAGCATATTGACGTACCAGAGTTGCTGCAGCGGCTAGAGGCGATGGAAGGGTCTCAAGCGGCCCGCGACGCGGCTAAGGTGATCCAACGTTTTAAGCGCCTTCTGCTTCCGGTCTATATGGGCATATCTGAAAACGCCATGGTTGGTGAGCCTGTTCCTGATGAGGCTCGCATTTTTAACTTCATGGGCTCGGGCGGAAGCGACTTCACATTCATGGCTGAGTTCCGCTCACTGATGGGTGACGAACGAACTGCTCTCGAAGAATATGAAAAAGAAGCGGTCCGAGCAGCGAATGGTGAATGCACAGTACTCAGTGGCTGCCAGAAGATGGAAGAACACACAGCAGCGACTTGTCCTCACTATCGTGAAGATGATAAGAATAATGATCCAATTCCGGAGGGTTGATAATGGATATACTCGTTATCGTACTCATCAGCCTTCTACTTGTGCTTTACTTCGGAAAGAAGTTTGTGAATTACAACGGAGAAATAAATGCGGCAATTCATGAGCTACGTTACAATCGTGACGGTGTGCCGCTGTTGAAGCTCATCGTCGACGGCACAGTCAAATGGGACATGCCGTTCGGCTATAGCTGTAAATCAAAGGATGGTCACCTTTGCGTCATAAATAGCGTGTACTTTTACTTAAAGATTGACGGCTATCAAGCTTATAATCTTTGTGGCCATCCCATCTCCGACATGCTCGAATGCGCCGCGATCAATCAAGCCAAGATCGGCAATGCTGTCGACAATTACACGGAGTATTTGAATGCCCTGCCGGTATTACACGGACGCTGAAGAGCGTCAAATGGCTCTCAATGCGGCACAAGAGAGTGAAGAAGACATACGGGAAATGCAAGAAGAGCTTGAGAAGCTTACTCGTGTTGCCTGCAACCTTGCTGGTTTTGTGCCGTCTACTAGAACATTATTTCTTGAAGAGGAGACACTCGAATGGCTGAAGGATCATGCTCGCAAGGACTTCGAGCGAGACTTGAAGCAAGCACAAGAAAAGCGAATGCGTCATTCTACGCGTTCAAGCCGTCCGGAAAATGGAAGTACGAAGGACGAGGCATCCTCTCGGCGTCGGTCTTTGAAGTCTTCCAAAAAGGTGAAAGGAAGAAAAAGATCCTCGAACAGAATGAAGGACGTTGGCCTGGAATGAGCAGCACTGCTTCAGATCTTGTCTGTGTTGTAATACCAGATGAAGATTGTGAGTATGGTTTTCCTCTCATGTTTCTTCCCGATGACTAGTGATCAATTTGACAAGCTTCTGGTAATTATTGAAGCAATTGCACAGAATGCTCATCACGCCGGTTTATTCAAATGACCATACGAAGAAATCAAAGAATTAAGAAAGGAATTAGTGGATGAGAGTACTACTAGCGCCAGCTGAAGTTCCAGTCAGCTATCCGAAGTATTGGGACAAGCTACAGTATCCTCTTCTTGGTTCGCCCAAGATCGATGGTATTCGCGGTGTGACTGACGATCGGCACAAGATGATGTCTCGGTCGTGGAAGCCAATCCCTTCTGTGCAAGTTCAAGAAGAATTAACCAGCATAAAATGGGCTGACGGTGAAATTGCGGAAGGTCCGATCACAGACACAGATCTATTCAATCGTACCCAGTCATTTGTGATGTCAGAGAGTAAATTTACTAATCGACTCTCATACAATGTATTCGACACCGCCAATCCAGAATTGCGAGAAAAGCCTTTCTGGGAACGTTTAGAATGGATTGAAAAGAACATCAAGGCCGCAGATAATCCTCAGATACTTTTTGTGCCTCACACC